ACATCAGTTCCTACATTTAAGAGAACAGATTTTCCAAGTTCTGCTAACGGTATTGCAACTGGTGCAGTATGGGTTAAGACAACTAATCCAAACTTAGGTGCAGATTGGATTGTTAAAAAATACAGCGAAGCAACTAAGGCATGGACTGTACAACCAGCTCCATTGTATCCAGATAGCGCAACTGCACTAGCAAATTTAGATGCAACAGGCGGTGGTATTAACTTAGGCTTAGGTCGCTTGTATGTAAAATACAATGACGACGAAGGTACACCTGCATTAGCTAACTTTAAGATTTACGCAAGAAATGGCGTTGGTGCAACTGTAATCAAGTCAGCAGTTATTAATACACAATTTACAACAACTGGCGGACATAGCAGCGGTGCTCACTATAAGTTTACAATTAGTGAAACAGACGCTGGTTCATCTGTTTATACAGATCCGGTTGAAGTTGAATTTATTGCTAACCACTCAGCAAATGATGCCGACACATTGTTAGCAGCATTAACAGCAGCATTAGCAGGAAGCAATATTGTTGCAGTTAAAACAACAGCAGGCGAAATTCAAATTAGCCATGTACTAGGCGGTGACATTAAACTTACTGACTTAGCACTAGACGGTTCAGTTTGGGGTCGTCCACTAAGCAAGATTTTCTCAACATCTACAACATCACATTTCTACGCTGACCCAACAAACGGCGCAGATTTATATGTTGCTAGTTTATGGACAGACGTTGTAGCAGGAACAGCTATTGCTCCAGCAAGTGCAACAGCACCTACAACTAAGCCAGCAGACGGACAATTATGGTATAACAGCATTGTTGACGAAGTGGACATTATGGTTCATAACGGCGATACATGGGTTGGTTATGCAAACTACACACAAAACCAAGTTGGCGGTGATGAAACTGATCCAGCAGGACCAATTGTTAGTGCTACACAACCATTAACACAAAGCGATGGTTCTCCATTAGGTAACGGCGATCTATGGATCGATACTAGTGATTTAGAAAACTATCCAACTGTTCGTAGATACAATTATCTAACTAAGAAGTGGGCATTAGTTGACAATTCAGACCAAACAACAGAAGAAGGTATTCTATTCCACGATGCTCGTTGGAGCACAAATGGACGTGATACATCAGCAACTATTGCTGATTTGCTAACTAGCGATTTCTTAGATCCAGATGCTCCAGATCCAGCACTATATCCAAAAGGTATGTTGCTATGGAACTTACGTCGTTCTGGTTTCAACGTTAAGAAATATGTTGTTAACTATATTGATACAAGTTTAACAAACCACAGATACCAAAACGAACACATGGATTCTTTAGGTTTAGAATATAACGCAGACCGTTGGGTAAGCGTTGCAGCTAACCAAGAAAACGGTGCTGGTACATTTGGTCGTCATGCACAACGTAAAGTTGTTGTACAGGCTCTACAAGCTCTTGTTAATAGCAACCAACAAATCCGTGATGAAGAATCACGTATTTTCAACTTGTTAGCAACACCTGGTTATCCAGAACTAATCGGCGAAATGATTAGCTTAAACTATGATCGTGGTATTAGCGCATTTGTAGTTGGTGATACACCAGCAAGATTGAAAGCAGATGCTACAACATTAAGCAACTGGGGTTACAATACAGCAGGTGCATTAGAAGACAACGATCAAGGTTTAGCAAGTTTTGACGAATACTTAGGTGTGTTCTATCCATGGGGTTACACAAGCGATAACATCGGTAATAACGTTGTTGTTCCTCCAAGCCACATGATGTTACGCACTATTGCGTTAAACGACCAAGTTAGTTACCCATGGTTTGCTCCAGCAGGTACACGTCGTGGTGGTATTACTAACGCAACAGCAGTTGGTTATGTTGATCCAACAAGCGGAGAATTCCAGTCAGTTGCATTGAATACTGGACAACGTGATACACTTGCAGCAATTAAAGTTAACCCATTAACATTCATTACAGGTACAGGTCTTGTTAACTACGGACAATACACTCGTGCTAAGAATGCTAGTGCATTAGATCGCATTAACGTAGCACGTTTAGTAATTTACTTACGCCGTCAATTTACACAGTTGGCTAAACCGTATGTATTTGAACCAAACGACAAGATTACACGTGATGAAATCAAAGGTGCAGCAGAAAGCCTATTGTTAGAATTAGTAGGTCAACGTGCGTTGTATGACTACATTGTAGTTTGCGACACAAGTAACAATACACCTTCAAGAATTGATCGCAGTGAACTATATCTAGATGTAGCGATTGAACCAGTTAAGGCAGTGGAATTCATTTACATTCCATTACGCTTAAAGAACACTGGTGAAATCAAAGCTCTAGGTGGCGCATAATTAACGGAGCATAACAAATGGCAATTTCAAGTTTATCAAAATTTACAGTACCTTTAGCTAGCGATCAATCAGCTAGCTCACAAGGTATGTTGATGCCGAAGTTAAAATATCGCTTCCGTGTGATGTTTGAAAACTTTGGCGTATCAACACCAACAACAGAACTTACAAAACAAGTTGCAGAAGCTGCTCGTCCAAACGTGCAATTTGCAGATCAAAAGATTGAAGTTTACAACTCAGTCATTCACTATGCTGGTAAACCAACATGGCAAACATTTACTGTTAAGTTACGTGATGACGTAACTGGACAAGTATCTAAGCTAGTTGGCGAACAAATGCAAAAGCAATTTGACTTCTTTGAACAAAGTTCAGCAGCAGCTGGTGGTGACTATAAGTTCCTAATGCGTATTGAAATGTTAGACGGCGGTAACGGTGCTAACACTCCAGTTGTATTAGAAACATGGGAATGCTACGGTTGCTATATTACACAAGCTAACTATCAGGCATTAAGCTATGCAGGTCAAGAAGTTATGACTATTGACTTAACGATCCAACCAGATAACTGTTTACAAACAACTGGTGGTGCCGCTGCTCCTACATCATGGGCGCACGGTACAGCAGCTACTGGCGCTGGCGCAAGAGCATAATAAAACAGCCCACTAAGGTGGGCTTTTTTATAGCTAACCATTAAATGCGTAGATAATAATTAAATAAATATTATTATGGCATTCACACCTAATCAATTTCTAACAGAAAACAGCAACGTTGTTATGCGTGATCAACAGCACGCCGCACGATTGTTTACAGACGATCAATTTAGACTTGCACCTAAACACAAGTTTTTATTTCATGTTGCATTTGGTATTAACCAAGCGGCTTTGCAAACTGCGGATTTAGCACAACGTTATAAAAACGAAATTAATATGTTAGTTAAAGCTGTGGACTTGCCTAATTTTTCTGTTCAAACAGAAACACTTAACCAATATAACCGTAAGAAGAATATTCAAACTACAATGAAATATAATCCTATTAACATCACATTCCATGATGATAATATGGGACTAATTAATCAATTGTGGGAAAATTATTACACTTACTACTATGGCGATCCATCTAGCGCATTAGATGCGGGTTCGTATAATAGAACTGCAACAAAGAATTTTAATTACATTAACAACACATATGGTTTAGACAATAACAGTTCAACACCATTCTTTAGTTACATTAAAATTTATCAAATGGCTAGACACGAATATGTTAGCTACACATTATACAATCCTATTATTGTACAATGGAACCACAATAAGCTAGACTATTCTCAGAATGCTGTACACGATAATACTGCTCAAATTGCGTACGAAGCAGTATCGTATGACAGAGGTCAAGTAACACCTGATACTGTCGAAGGATTTGGTGTTGAGCATTACGATCAAACACCTAGTCCATTACAAGGCGGTGTTGATCCAGGAAAAATCAATCCTTCATTAACATCAAAAGCAAACATCATTGCTAATGCAGGCGAGTTTTTAAATAACATGTCTAGCACAATTAACGGGTATCAAAATACCCAATCTTTAAACAACGGATTACAAACTGGTATTGTATCAAATGTGGGCGGAACAGCAGTTCAAGGAGTAAGCGGACTGCAAGGTATTACATTCCCAGTTTCAGTGAGCGGAAATAACAATGTTGTTATAGCAACACAGATTAATATTATCAAAGGATAACATGTCTAATTTACCATCACAACTCATACCACCGCTACCAGATAGCTCCACTGACGTTAAACAATTTTTTGACAAGTACTATGTACAAAAGATTAGTTTCCCTGTTGCAGAAATAGACGCAGTTGTTGGATTTTTCTTAAAAAATGGATTTGATGTTGAGAGTGCAAGAAGTACTAGCATTGTACTTTTAAATCAAGCTCGTGCAGACAACGTTAATGTGTTTGAATTAATCGACACTTTAAAAGCGTTGTCAGACGTTCAACTAAGTCAAGTTGTTGCACAAATTTTAAATGCATACAGAGAAAAAGTAAGTTTACTAGGTTACAGAATTGCACCACTAGTAGACACTTATGAAACTAGAAACATCTTAGTATAATGGTTAAATTTGCAAAAGGTAAATTCACAATGAAAAACCCAGGAAAATATGTGGGGACTAAACAGCCTACATACAGAAGTTCCTGGGAGTGGCATTTTATGAACTTTTGCGACACGAACGAAAGCATTCAAAAATGGGCTAGCGAAGCTGTACAAATTCCGTATAGGGATCCGCTTACAAATAGAAATACCGTTTACGTTCCGGACTTCTTTATTCAATATGTAGATAAGCAAGGTCGCATGTTAGTTGAGTTAATAGAAATTAAACCAGCTAGTCAACAATTACTTGAACGTGTGGGTAAGAACAAATATAACCAAGCACAGTATGTTAAAAACCAGGCAAAATGGACTGCTGCAAATGCTTGGTGCAAACAGCAAGGTATTAAGTTTCGCGTAATTAACCAAGATGACATGTTCCATAACGGTAGTCCAGGATAAGTAAAGTTATGACTAAAAAACTTGAAGAACTACTCAATTTGCCCGAAAGCAAAAAGATTGTTAAAGAAGACGAAAAGAAATCACGAAAGCAAGAAGTTGCCCAACCGTTTCTTCGCGATATGTCAGAATTTGACAAGATTAGCGCAGCGTTACCTGCAGTCAAAGGACTAGGTGATGCTAGCGATGCAGAGTTTGATGCACTAGCTCAACGTGCTACAGACGCATATGACGACTTAATTGATTTAGGGATGAACGTAGAAGCTCGATACTCTGCCCGTATTTTTGAAGTAGCAGGGTCAATGCTTAAGAATGCAATTGATGCTAAATCTGCAAAAATTGATAAAAAACTTAAGATGATTGAGCTACAGCTTAAGAAACAAGCACAAGATCAAAAGAATTCAAACAGTGAAGACAACGGCATCAACTTAAACGGTGACGGTGTAATCATTGCAGACCGTAATAGTCTTATTGAAAAACTAAAGCAAATGAAATAAATATAGTATTGGGATTATTACAATGAAATCATTTAAAGAATATCTAACAGAAAGTAAGAAAACTTACAATTTTAAAATTAAAATTGCACACGAGTGCCCAGAAGATTGTGCTGAAAAAATTAAAGAAGCACTAAGCGTATACGGCTGCGAAAGCTGCTCATCTGGTGCAAGTATGCCTATTCAAGAATCACACTTTGATTTCCCAACAGAAAAGAACGTTAAAGTAACTGCATTCGAAGTATGCTTAAACTATCCTACAAATAGTAGAGAAGTGCGTGCTGCTGTATCAAACAGATTAAAGAAAGCAGAGTCTTGCGTAATTGTACGTAATCCAGCAGAAGAAGCAGAAGTATTGTTAAACCATGCAAATGATGAAAAACCATCAGGCGCAGTATTAGACAAAGCCTACGACAAAGAAAACAATCAAGGTCTAGTAGGCGATAAACAAGTTTCTAATTTCCTAAAAGAATTAAGCAAAGAAAAGAAATCATTAACACAAGTTAAAGGTGTTAATGAAAAGATATTAGCAAAGAAAGCACCAAAGCATGTAAAAGAAACTCCAGGGCAGCAAGTGGAAGTAAAGAACAATGCAACTAATATTTTTACTAAACAAGTTAAGATTGCTGATCCATACAAAGGAGCAAAATAATGAATTTCCAAGATTTACTAGCAAAGATTAAAAAAATTGACGAAGGTGACATGGACCAAGGTCAAGGTATGATGACTGCTCCGAGCAGCCCAGAAGTCCCAATGGACGTTGAGGAATGCGGTGACGCTCCGGCCCAACCAATGAACCAAGCAGACGGTGACTTTTTAACCGGCGAATGCAGTGGCGATATGGGTCCAGAGCAACACAATCAACAACAAAACAATGTTAGCATGAACGTTACAATGAACGGTAGTGGATCAGGCGGCATTGCTGATTTAATGAAAATCCTACGAAATATCGAACACGCTGGGCAAGATAAGGATGTAATCGTTGGCATGGATGAAGTAGTTGATGACGGCGGGTTTGGCGATGCAACGACTGAGCCAGAAGAAGAAACTGCTGGTATTGACATGATAACTCGCACAGGTAACGACTTAGCAAGTAAAGGTGCAGAGCGTATTAAAGTTAATGGCGGTGGAAATCCAATGCAAGAAGCAATAGCTCAAAAGCTAGCACAACGCTATCAAGAAATTAAAGAAAGCAAATAACAGTTTCGTTCGCAGTTCAAAAGGGGCTTTTATAGCCCCTTTTTTTGTGTAAATAAAGTATGGCAAAATCACTCGAAGGCGTCTTAGTTAAAAAGGCGCATACTAAAGAAAAGTTTACAGAAGACCAAGTCCAGGACTTGTTGATGTGTGCTGACCCTGTCGAAGGGTATATGCACTTTGTTAAAAACTTTTTCCATATTCAACACCCTACTAGAGGTAAGGTTAAATTTGAGCCGTTTGAATACCAAGAACGTTTGCTCCATTCATACCACGATTTCCGCTTTAACATTAACATGATGCCTCGTCAGTCTGGGAAGACTACTTGTGCCGCGGGTTACTTGTTGTGGTATGCTATGTTCCACCCAGACCAGACAGTTCTAGTTGCTGCGCACAAATATACAGGTGCTCAAGAAATTATGCAGCGTATCCGTTATGGATATGAACTTTGCCCTGACTACATTAGAGCAGGTGTTGTTAGTTATAACAAAGGCTCGATTGAATTTGAAAACGGGTCACGTATTGTATCACAAACTACAACTGGTACAACAGGTCGTGGTATGTCTATATCATTACTATACTGTGACGAGTTTGCGTTCGTACAGCCTAACATTGCTGAAGAGTTTTGGACTTCTATTTCGCCTACACTAGCAACTGGTGGTAAGGCGATTATTACATCTACTCCTAACTCAGACGAAGATACGTTTGCTACTATTTGGAAAGAATCTCAAGATACATTTGACTCTTACGGTAATTCTAAAACAGATGGTACTGGACGTAATGGATTCCACGGTTACAGATCTGAATGGTACGAGCATCCAGACCGTGACGAAAAATGGAAAGAAACTGAAATGGGCCGCATCGGTGAAGAACGTTTCCGTCGTGAATACGGTTGCGAGTTCTTGATCTATGACGAAACATTAGTTAACAGTATTAAACTAAGTGAAATGGTAGGTAGAGAACCTATTTTTAAAATGGGGCAAGTTCGTTGGTTTAAAAAACCTCAACCTGGTCTATTATACCTAGCAGCACTAGATCCTTGTTTAGGTACAGGCGGTGACTTTGCAGGTATTCAAGTGTTTGAATTGCCTAGCATGACTCAAGTTGCAGAATGGCAACATAACATTACACCTGTACAAGGGCAAGTAAAAATATTCCGCGATGTACTTCGTTATATCCAAGAAGTAGTTGGCCAAGAAAACTCAAACAGCATTTACTACAGCGTTGAAAACAACACAGTAGGCGAAGCTGCATTAGTTGTTATTCAAGATTTAGGTGAAGAAACATTCCCTGGATTATTTGTAAACGAACCACAACGTAAAGGGCATGTTCGTAAATTCCGCAAGGGATTTAACACTACACATGGCTCTAAAATTTCAGCGTGTTCTAGATTAAAATTCTTAATCGAAGAAGACAAAATGAAGATTTATAGTAAAACGCTTATTAGTGAATTAAAAGCATTTATTGCTAAAGGTGTTACTTTTACTGCAAAAGAAGGGCATCACGATGACTTAGTAGCAGCATTGCTATTAGTTGTGCGTATGAGTGTTGTACTAGCAGAATGGGATCCACAAGTATTTGAACTAATGAGTGTAGACGGCGGAATGGACGAAGAATTTGAAGCTCCACTGCCAATATTTGTATCATCGGGCTTTTGATAAATATAACATGAACATTAATTTAGACAATATTGCTAAAGATCTGTACGGAAAGATCCAAACACGATTTCAAGACATTGAAATAGGGGATCAGCACGCTACTCCTTTGGATAAAGAAGAAGATATTCCTAGAGCACGTTTCTTTGAATTCGAATATGTCGAATACGGAGAAAGTTTAGGAACTATATCTATTACTTTAGACGAAAAGAAGGGTATTGTAGTAAAAGTTAGCGGCGACTTAGTTGACGACAATAACAACACTACACATCACGGTGCTTATAAATTCATCCGTAGCTTTAGAAAATTTGCTAGAGATAGATTAATAAAATTTAAAGTAGACAACATTGGAAAAAGTAACTTGGATAAACGAGATTATAATTTTCAAGCGAAACGCAGGGAAGAACCAGTCATGCCAACACAACCAGTAATGGAAAGCAAACTATACGGTAACGCTAAAATGAGTTACCAGGATTTGGGCGAAGCAAGATTAGTAATTAAACACAGTCAGCCAGTAAATCCAGAAATAGCAGCAGGCCGCACAATGCACATTGAAAGCATTTATATTGAAAATGCTGATGGTGAAAGATTTAAGTATCCATTTAAACACTTAAATGGCGCTCGTGCATTAGCAGAACACGTAAAGCACGGTGGAATCCCATACGATCCAATTGGTAAACATATTATTAGCCTAAGTGAAGAACTTGCTGGACTACGCAAGTTCAAAGGTTATGTTAGCCGCCAATCACAAGTTAGCGAAGCAATGGGCAACGTAACTGATCGTGTATTAGAGCGTATTGAACAAATTAAAGAAACAATTACTAAGTTACAACGTCCTGCATATTATGAAGAATTTGCAGAATCTTTTGAAGAACAAGAAGAATACATTATTCCAGAAGAACTTCAAAACGACCTTATTGATCGTTTGACTATCCGTACTTTTAACGAAGATTTAAAATCAGTATTCCCATACATTGCAAAATATGTAAAGGAATCTGAACTTCCAGTAATTGAATTAAGTGCAGACGAGTTGTTAGCTGAAAAAGCACCTACGGGCTGGGAAGGCACAGTTAAAGCAATGAAGAAGCACAAAGAGATTGACAATCCTTATGCTTTAACTAACTGGATGAAGAACAAGGGTTATAAGAGCCACAAGAAAGAAGGCTTTGATCCAGAAGAAGCATACGCAGCTTTCTTAGAAGATATTGTTCGCGAAGATAAAGATGAATTGTTTAGCCCAAATAAGTCAGCTAAACTAAGAGCAATTAATAAGCTAAATCAAGTTATCCAAAAAGAATTACCAGGCGGTCCAAATGGTATTAACGCAATTGAAAGTCTAAAAGGGTTAATTGATGACCCAGACTTTATTAGTAGCATTAGAGATTTGGATCCTAATTTAGATGTTCGCCCTGTGTTACAACAATGGTTACACGCTAATGCAGACAAGTTCCCAGGTAACGCAGCGGAAACAATGGCATTAATCCATTTTGCAGGCGAAGGCGACGATGCTGGTCCAAGCCCAGAAGAAATGCCAACGGCTCCTCCCCCTGCACCGGAAGCTCCTCCTGCACCAGAAGCAGGCGCTGTTCCTCCAGCAAGCCCAGAAGCTGCACCAGCACCAGAAGCAGGCGCTGTTCCTCCAATTGAACCAGCTCCAGAAGCTGCACCAGCACCAGTTGCTGAAAGTATTATTAACGCATTAAAAGCTGCTAAAAAAGCAGGCGCAACATTAGAAACAGCATTGGATTTTGGTTACGGTGTTAAGACTATTGCTGAAATCATTGATGAATGCGGTTGCGATGCACACGCAGTTGGTTTTGGTGACGAAACAGGACAAGAACAAAGCCAAGGCGGTATTCCAGCAATGTTAAAATACATTTCTGGCTTCTATAACAAAGACGGCGGTGAACACGCATTGCAAGAAGGTAACTTCACTATTGGTGGCACACGTATGAAAATCAAACTGAAGAAAGCATGGGAAGAAGGCGAGTTTGGCGATTGCCCTGCATCTGACGTTGCAAAAGTATTCAAATTTATTGATTCAAAAGACCCAAGCTCAAGTGCTGCTGGTCAAGAACAACAACATATATTAAGACTAGCAGGAGTTAGACAATGAAAAGTTTAAGAGCATATATTGATATTTTAGCAGAAGCAGATGCTGCTGCACCCGCTACAGGACAAGTTAATCCTTGGGCACCTAAGCAAGATACAACTAAACAAGATGCTTGGGCTAAGTTAAGTCCAGAGCAACAAAAATGGCTAGGTGGTGCAGATCCAACTGATCCGATTATTCTTGCTAGAATGAGATCAGCAGTACCTGATAAAGCTCCAGTAGCAGGTCCAGCAACAGGTGCAGATATGGATGTTGCTACACAAGATGCAGGAGGTCCTGCCCCAGCAGCAACCGCAACACCTGTAGCACAGGGCAATGTTGAAGCTACACCGCTTCCACCAGCTGGCCAAGGTGCAACTCCTGCAGAACCTGTAAATAGAGATAGTATGTCATTTGGCTCTGCATTTGCAGATGCACGAAAGAAAGGCGAACCTAAGTTTACTTGGAAGGGTAAAGAGTACACTACACAAATTGCACCTGCACAAACTCAAAAGGTTATGCCTCAATTACCTAAAGCAGACCAAGCAGCTAACAACTTGGCACAAGCCGCAGCTAATGTTAACATTGCACCAGGATATGGTAAGAAAGGTCCTACTGTTGCTGCTGCTCAAGGCAAAGATGCTGCAAATCCATTAAATCAAACACAACCAGCAGCACCAGCACAGGGCGCAACACCAGCAGCACCTGATCCTAATAAAGCTGCTAAGATTCAAGCTGAGATCGATAGATTTACAAAGAGTAACAACATGGCTTACCAAGCTAATAAAGACTATGTTGCTAAGTTACAATCCCAGTTAGGTGCACCAGTTCAGGAATCTGCATACGACGAAGTTGAAAGACTTGTTAGTTTGATTCACTATAGATAATTGGTGAAATAATATCACATTTCAAGCACCAATGTGCTTGTAAAGATAAATAAAAACGCATACACTACAAGTATGCGTTTTTTATTGAAGAAGGTCTTCAATAAATTAAGGCAAATAAATTTAAGGCTAAAAATAGGAGAATATATTATGGCAACATTGGCTGAAATCAGAGCAAAATTAAAGGCAGCTGAAACACGCAGCTCAGGCGAGCGCACAGGCGGAGATAGATCAATTTATCCGTTCTGGAATCTAAAAGAAGGTGGCGAATCAGTACTTCGCTTTCTACCTGACAAAAATCCAAACAACACATTTTTCTGGGTCGAGCGTGCAATGATCAAATTGCCTTTCGCAGGCATTGACGGCGAAACAGACAACAAAGAAACCATCGTTCAAGTACCATGCATGGAAATGTATGGCGAAACTTGCCCAATCCTAACAGAAGTTCGTGGTTGGTTTAAAGACAAGTCTCTTGAAGATATGGGTCGTAAGTACTGGAAGAAAAAGTCTTACATTTTCCAAGGTTTCGTTGTTGACGATGGTCTTGGTGAAAAGTCAGAAGAAAAACCAGAAAACCCAATCCGCAGATTCATTATCGGCCCACAGATCTTTAAGTTGATCCACGGTGCAATTATGGATCCAGAATTGGAAGACTTGCCAACTGACTTCGTTAACGGCATTGACTTCCGTATGAAGAAAGGTAGCAAAGGCGGTTACGCTGACTACTCAACTTCAACATGGTCACGTCGTACTCGTCCATTGAGTGACGAAGAGCAAGCTGCTATTGCAGAACATGACTTGTTTAACTTGTCAGAATACTTGCCTAAAAAGCCAACAGACGTTGAACTTAAAGTTATTAAGGAAATGTTTGAGGCATCAGTAGAAGGCAAGCCATTTGATATGGAACGTTGGGGTCAATACTTTAAACCAGCTGGCATGAGCCAGAACACTGGTGATCCTAACAAAGCACAATCTACTCCTACCCAATCTGCACCTGCACCAAAAGCAGTTGTTCAAGCAGATCCAGTGGATGAAGACGAACCAGTAGCACCAGCAAAGGGTGTTAATGTAGCTAACGCTGCAAGTGGTGATAGCCGAGCACAAGACATCTTGGCAATGATCCGCAATCGTCAGAAGTAAAATTTAAGGGGGCTTGTCCCCCTTAAATGAATCATATAGGAGGAATAATATGGCAACAAAGCCATTCGATTTATCAAAATTTAGAAAAACCTTGACTAAGTCTATCGACGGTCTTAGCGTAGGTTTTAGCGATCCAACAGATTGGATTAGCACAGGCAACTATGCCTTAAATTATCTTATTAGCGGCGACTTTAAGAAAGGCGTTCCGCTAGGTAAGGTTACAGTTTTTGCTGGCGAATCCGGCGCAGGCAAGTCTTATATTTGTTCCGGTAATCTTGTTAAAGAAGCACAAGCACAAGGCATTTATGTTGTACTAGTTGATAGTGAAAATGCTCTTGATGAAGCATGGCTACACGCACTTGGTGTTGATACAAGCGAAGACAAACTATTAAAACTTAATATGGCAATGATTGATGATGTTGCTAAAACTATTAATGAGTTTGTTAAAGAATACAAAGAAATTCCAGAGGAAACTCGTCCAAAGGTTTTATTTGTTGTAGACTCACTAGGTATGTTGTTAACTCCAACAGATGTTAACCAATTTGAAGCAGGTGATTTGAAAGGCGACATGGGCCGTAAGCCTAAAGCACTTACAGCACTTGTTCGTAACTGTGTTAACATGTTTGGTGCATTAAACATTGGTCTAGTAGCAACTAACCACACATACGCTAGCCAAGATATGTTTGACCCAGATGATAAAATCTCAGGCGGTCAGGGCTTTATCTACGCATCTAGTATTGTAGTTGCTATGCGTAAGTTAAAACTTAAAGAAGACGAAGATGGTGCTAAGACTACTACAGTCAACGGTATTCGTGCAGCGTGTAAGATTATGAAAACACGTTACGCAAAACCATTTGAGTCAGTTCAAGTTAAAATTCCTTACGAAACTGGTATGAGTCCTTACAGCGGTCTAGTTGATTTGTTTGAAGCAGAAGGGTTGCTAAAACAAGAAGGTAATAGACTCAAGTGGATTGATCCAGAGACTGGAGAAGAGTTCAAATTCTACCGAAAAGAATGGAAAGATGATAAATTAGATATGATAATGGAAAAATTTCATATCAAACCTACTACCACAACTACCGTTCCAGAGGAGAATGAAGAACATGTTGAATGAAACACAAATTGGCGATATCTGGGTGCTGTTTAGCGATTTTATCGATAAGAAACAATTAGAAGTTGCAGCAGAAAGATACATTGATTTACTAGCAGACTATGGTGTTAGTGATCGTGTATTGCAAAGTGCATCTGGAATTGATAGCACTCTTGATTCTGCTATTGAATATTACCTAGATGAACCATCTGACGAAGACGAAGACTATAAAGAATTGGATTTCTAATGGGTTGGTATACTAAGATCTCAAAAGACATTTCGCATATTCCTGATGCAGTGGAATTCTATAAGGCTGAATTAGATGCCGCAAAGATTGAATGCCGTATAACGGGAAATATTGAACGTGCCGCGGCAGGAATGCCAGGCATTGTGGAACAACGATTTAGTCAGCTTCAAGAAATTGAAGCAATTTTGGAATATCTTAATATCGAACTTAGAAGATTGAAAAGTAGTCACTTCCGCAAGTACTTAGAAAACTATCAACGTGCTCTAAGTAGTCGAGATTGTGAAAAATTTGTTGAAGGCGAAGCAGACGTAGTTGACTTTGAAAAAATTATCAACGAGTTTGCTTTACTTCGCAACAAGTGGTTAGGTATTACTAAAGCATTAGATCAAAAGCAGTGGCAATTAACAAATATTGTTAAATTAAGAGTTGCAGGCATGGAAGATGCATCCTTATAACTAATTTTGCCAAAATGCAGACAATAGGCCTTAAATAATTATGAGGCCTATTTTTTTCTAAACTGTTGACTTTAACAAGTTAATGCTTTAAAATAGTTTTATGACAACAATTGATCAACTTTTAACAGACATCCTAAAAAATAACACAGATGTGTTGAGTACATTTGTGTCAAATAAGGATATGCGTATCTTATCTAGTATTGCTAAGAGCGTAACAGGCCCTAACTTCATTACGGAAAATCAAGGTAAACTTTTACTGAAGATTTTCAATGAAAACAAGAGACATATAAAAGAAGTTGTTACAGACTTTGACAATGTGTTGTCAGTGCCGTTATGGTCAAGACCATTTAGACCTGCGGATACAACAAAGAAAATGTACATCATGTCAGTGAACGATAAAACACCGTTCATCGTCATTGATTTTGCATATTCTTCAGCCATTAAGAAAAAATTAACATCAATGACTAAGCTAGTTAGCGGCTTAGTGCAAATTACAAACAGCAAACTTTATCATGCTGAGTTAACTGAAAAAAATATTGTTGTACTAGTTGATGCATTCTCTGAATTAAAATTTGATATTGACGAAAAACTGAAAGAGTTTTATCAAACCATCAAATCTTGGGATAAAAATGGGGTTGAAAATCAATTCCTAATTAATGACATCACCAATGAAACTTTATTAAAAAGATTAAAAGAAGATATTGGCGACCTAACAACAGTGGATGAAAACATCCTTGCTGACAGGTCTGTCCGTTATCAGTATACTTGTAAAAAACCTGAAAAAAATCCTGAAAATTTGACAAATTTAATGTCCACTAGGTCATCCACAAAAGTATGGGTTGACTCGAAGAAATTTTCTTTAGAAGATATTTTTCAAAGTATTACAGAATTAAAACGTTTTCCAGCATTAGTTGTATTTGACCAACACAGGTCAAAAAACTCCTTCGAAGAATTGTCAAAAATCAGTGAATTTTTGGAAAAAAACAACCTTGAGGACGAAGTAGGAATTTACTTTAGACTTAACAATGATCAAGAAGGCAAAAATTTTAATCAACTAATTGCACAAAAAAAATATAACTGTCACTTGTCTGAGACTACAAAACTTGTTGGCGTACAAAGTGGAAAAATTCCAAAATTTCTCCTAAATAACAACTGGAAGCCAATGAGTGTAATTAGTATTGGAAATAATTTAAGACACAACAAAACAGCAGTTTATGCAAACTGTTGCGATTTGATAATTTCTTACTCAGAGACAGAACCATTGTATGAGCCTAAGCTAGTATGGGAATAAAATTAATAATAAGAGACGAAGTTAACATTAAGTTTGAAGGTTTACCGTTAGACGCTCGTAAAAAATTAGCAAATACATTTAAGTACGAGGATCCTACTGCACGTTATCGCCCAGCATTTAAGTTAGGTCGTTGGGATGGCACAACTAGTATGTTTGGGTTAGGTGGCAATGGTTATCTAAGCCAGTTAGAAAAGTGTTTTGAGATACTTTCTAATATGGATATTGACATAGATGAAGTAGAAGACTTACGTAAACCTGTTCAAATTAAATTTGAAGAAGTTAAGGCTAGCTACTGGGCTGATATGGGAAAAACATGGCCAGACGGCCATCGCTTTGCTGGTCAACCTATTATGTTGCGAGATGACCAAGTTGAGGTTGTAAACAGATTTTTCACTAATACACAAGCATTACAAGAAGTAGCAACAGGTGCAGGCAAAACAATTATGACTGCTACACTTGCTCACTGTGCAGAAAAATATGGACGTACAGTCACTATTGTTCCTAACAAAGATCTTGTTACTCAAACAGAAGAAGACTTTATAAATGTGGGGTTAGACGTTGGTGTATATTTTGGCGATCGTAAGATGATCGGTCATACACACACTATTTGTACTTGGCAAAGTCTTAACGTACTAGATAAGAAATCTAAGAACTGGGACATTGAAGAAGCGTTGTCATTAGCAGAGTTTTTACATGGTGTAGAAACAGTTATTGTTGACGAAGTACATATGGCAAAGGCAGAAGTTCTTAAAAACCTGCTTACACACAACTTTGCTAATTCTCCAATTCGTTGGGGATTAACAGGCACAGTTCCAAAAGAAGAATTTGAATCAGCACCAATTTTTGCAAGCATTGGGCCAGTAGTAGGCGGCATTGCAGCATACGATTTACAACAAATTGGTGTGTTAAGTTCATTGCAAATTCAAGTACTACAACTAATAGATTTACCAGAATTTAAGTCATACGCAGACGAACTAAAGTACCTAGTTACTAATAAAGAGCGCATGACATACCTAGCAAATTTAATCAAAGGCATATCAGAGTCAGGCAATACACTTATCCTAGTTAATAGGATCGACACAGGCAAATTTTTAACAGAGTTAATACCAGACGCAGCATTCATTTCAGGCGAAGTTAAGGGAACTAAACGAAAAGAGGAGTACAAGGAACATGCAATTTCAGATAACAAGATTACTGTGGCGACTTACGGTGTGGCCGCTGTGGGTATTAATATTCCTCGTATTTTTAATTTGGTTCTTCTTGAGCCCGGAAAGAGCTTTACAAGGGTTATACAAAGTATTGGGCGAGGCATTAGAAAAGCAGAAGACAAAGACTTCGTCCAAATCTGGGACATTACGTCCACTTGTAAATACGCAAAGCGTCACCTCACAACGAGGAAAAAATTTTACAAGGAAGCCAAGTATCCGTTCTCGGTTGAGAAAGTGGACTGGCAAAAATAAACATGCAGATTTTAACACTAGACAATAAAACTTTTGATTTAAACAATTTACCAGACGAAGTAGACGAAAATACAAGATTTGCTGTGCTTGATAATAGCACACCTAGCGAACCTGATTTCTTTTTCATGCCATTAATATTCTTAGAGTCATTCAATGCTCCGGCAATGGTTTTAAGAATTGGAGAAGACGAAGTAACTATGCCAATTGATTGGTGTATTGCAGTAGGCGATAGTACTTCGGCAAATGACATTGAAATATTGCCGTTAACTAGTCTAAATGATAGAGGTTTTGAAGCGTTGATCTTTAACCCACTTAGTAGTTTTAGAGTTGAGTTTAAAAAGATTGAGATTGTAAACTTTTACAGTGATGTAAAATGGTATTTTCCTAAAATGAAAAACGGACAGCTTTTATCTGTACCTACACGTTTTGGAGAGAAACCACCGTGTGCTTACTTTGTTAAAGAAGTAAGTAGACAAAATGAAATTATTCAGTTAGATAAGATACTATGATAGCTAATGTTTTGTTTGCCGTTCCTATATGGGATATTGCATTGCCTAACTTTAAAGAAGTAAAGGGTAAGCTCATTACTGACTTAAAAGATTATCTAAATGATAATCCACCCGAAGTTAGGTCAAATGTTAACGGCAAACATAGCAGAACGCTTTTACATGAAGATCCTAGATTTACACAACTGTTTAATTTTATTACAAATATTGTTAACGAATCTGCAGAATCAATTGGATTGCCAGGAAACCTAAAAGTTATGGAATCCTGGGTTAACATTAATGACACCCCGGGGGCATTTAATTTACAACATATTCACGGTGGTGTTATTTCTGGATGCTTATACATTCAAGTTCCTAAAGGCAGTGGCAAGTTATATCTAACTAATCCTGCACCTATACACTTATGGGAAGGACTTAATGTAACTCCAGACCGTAACGAATATTCTGGCGAAACAAAAGAAGTAGATCCAATCGAAGGAACTATTATTATGTTTCCTAGTTATTTGCCACATGCTGTTGGACCAAACACATCAGATGTAGAACGCATATCTGTTGCGTTCAATACAACCGCGGAGAAAAGCAATGGGATCTCTTAAACCTGGTGCTACATATATTTACGAGCGTGCTGCTGGCATAACATATGCTAGAGAATACGGAACTACTGATAGGAAAATTATAGGAATGGAATATCCACTGTCAAAAGAAGCAGTTGAAAAACAATACCAAGAAGAAATGTTATGGAAAGACATTTTGAGGAAGTCGGAAACCAATCCCACTTTAAAATCAGCATTGGATCGTGCTATAATGATCTATAAACTCAGTGAGGAAAAATTAATATGACACTACACATAGCATACTTTCAACCAACAATTATTGCTATTGACCAAGTGCCGCCAGTTGAATTTAGTCAAATTTTTAATTTGACAAACCAGTTGCATGATCATCCAGAACTTAACGATTCTGAAAATCCTTTCTTAAGTATTAGGGGAGGTCAACAAATTCAAGTATACCCTAACCAATTAAACATTGACGTTACTTGGCTAGTAAAGTATCTAGAAACAATGTGTAGGGGCTATATGGAAATTGTTACACAACAAAGTGGCAAAGAAGATTTAAAACTTTGTAAGCCTGTTGTTACAAGCATTTGGACTATTAAGCAAGGCCCAGGGCAGTATCAAGAATTGCATAGTCACCCAGGCGGCAATCTAAGCGGGAATATGTATATTAGTGTTCCGGAATTAGCTGAAGGTAGCCAACCAACAGACGCACAAGTAGCATTTAGAATGCCACAAACAAGGGATGTATCAAAGTTTGTTATGAACGATACATGGACGTATAAACCACAAGCTGGTACAATTATTTTGTTTCCTAGTCACATTCCGCATACTGTTTATCCATGGAATGGCACAGGAACTAGAATGGTATTAGCATTTGATGCGAGACTAGAACCAGATGTCGAACAAGCACGTTGATTTATTCAAGGACATGATTCCAGCAGTTGACATGAATCTTAAAGATTTATGGGATGCTGTTACAGACGAAGGTCGCAAAGAAATTAAAGGCGACATGTGGAATCTTAACAGATACATTAGTAATGTAGGAACAAACCGCGGACGAGGTAAAGCGCCTACACGAGAACAGCAAGAACATTATGTTTTAGCAGTTAACGAATACTACAATAAAAACTGGAACTTGTTGCAAAAAGAAGATGCAAAACTTCTTTGGTTCTTGTTATGTATGTGTAACTATGATGGAAAGACTACATTTTTTCACGAATGGATTCCATTGAAAAGATCGTCTACTAATAAAAAATTACCAATGTTATTAAAGTGGAATCCTACAATGAAAGAACGTGATGTTGAATTGCTAGCAGAATTAATCACTGACAAAGAGTTTAAAGAGCTAGCTAAAAGTCACGGTATGGAAGATTCTGAAATTAAAAAGATTGTAAAATGATGAACTTGCAAGCTGGCCCGTTTACTTGTCAATATTGTGGACATAAATTCACAAAAGAAAAGACTTTGTTTGTGCATGTCTGCGAACAAAAACGTAGAGCATTGGCAAAAACTGAAAAGCATGTAGTATTAGGGTTTGAAACTTATAACAAGTTCTTTAAGTTTACACAAAACTCTAGACATGATAAAACATACGAGGAATTTGCAAAAAGCCCGTACTACAATGCCTTTATTAAGTTTGGTAGTTTTGTAAGTAACGTTAATCCGTTGTATCCCGACAGGTTTATTCAGTATGTTATTACATCTGGGGTAAAGTTAGATCATTGGTGTAGAGATGAGTTATACGACAAGTATGTTGTTGATCTTGTTAAAACAGAATCAGTAGAAACTGCACTAGAACGTAGCATTAAAACAATGATGGATTGGGGTGATGCAAACAATGCTCCCTGGAATCATTATTTCTTATTTGCTAGCCTAAGTCGTGCAACGTATGACATTAAAGATGGAAAAATAAGTCCATGGGTGCTTTTAAACTCTCCAAGCGGTAAAGATATGTTACGTAAGTTTAATGATGAACAACTTTCTGCAATAAGTACTATTATGGACGTTCCATATTGGTTAAGTAAATTTAGAAAACTTCCAGCAGATGTGGAACTTGTAAAACAAGTTGTTAAGGAATCAAAGCTATGACAAGCACAAATCACGTAAGTTCTAACCCAGACGCATTACAACTTGATATGGAAGTGTTTGTATCAGAAGAAGATAATTCAGTATATGTAAAGATTAAAGGCTTTGACACTATTGAAGAAGCAGACAAGTATGCAGATCATTTAACAGATGTTCTTCCTTTAATGTTATTTGAATCAGAGGTAAAACACTAATGCCAGATATTGATATTGACTTTGCTGATAGAAATAAAGCACTAGAAAGTTTTGAAACTGTAGCAGCAGCTATTGAAGATAATGGCACTTTTAAAAAGCACAATACTGGTGTGTATTGTACTTCTGTGCCATACAATCCATTCACTGGCATTAGCACTATAGATTATAAAGAAGCAGAAGATAGAGGTTATTTCAAGATAGATTTCTTGAATGTAAGTGTTTACGAAGGTGTAAGAGATAGACAACATCTCAAGCAATTAATGGAGACTGAGCCACTATGGGATCTACTACAACAAGACGAGTTTGCGGATTTACTGTTCCACGTAAATGGGCATGGATGGTTGATGAGACAAATGAAACCAAAATGCATCCCGGAACTAGCAATGTGCCTAGCTTTAATTCGCCCAGCGAAGAAACATCTTATTGGGAAGAGCTGGCCAGAGATTGTGAAAGAGATTTGGGAAAAGCCAGATAACGGTGATTACTACTTTAAGAAAGCGCATGCCATTGCATACGCACATGTAGTAGTTGTGCAGATGAATTTAATCTGCGAAGGCATTTCTACCGAGTTTTCCTAACCAGCTGTACTGACTTGCGTTTAACTCGTTTAAGCGTTAAATTCATCAAGTTGACTACAGGCCCTAGTACAATCCTTACATCCTTGCTATTAAACGTTTTAACAGCGTATGCATAGGGGAAAATCTGTTCTCTGCAGAAAATGTTAATTGGAAATTGGCGATTACTTTCCCACCACCAAGTTTCGCCAATTTCTAAAAATAACGCTTTTTCCTCTGGAGTCTTTATAGCGTTTAAATCGTAGAAACTAGTAACAAACTGGTCCTGGTTAATAATAATGCCTATGTATTCTTCACCGCCGTAGTTAATTACGCTTATAAACGGTAAATTTTGTTCTATATCGTCTCTTAATTTTGCCATAAATACTTAATAAAGGTTTGCCATAATGCAAAAAATTCAAAGTTATTTATATCCAAATAGGATTCAACTATTAGCCGATTTGGCGGGCTTCAATGTGGAGTATACAAACGTGTATCAAAGAACAGTTAAAATTTATCAGAATGTAGATAACGTTCTAGAGTTCGACATTAAGAACGCAGACGAGAAGAGACTTGATCTTGTAACAAGCCCAGCTATTACAGATATAGAATTAAACATTATGGATGCTAGTGGAAATGTAGTAGGCAACAGCCCATATACTGTAACACCTGGCAGTTTAAAAGGAATTGGAACAGTAGTAATTCCAGCAGCAGATTTAGCTGGACTTGAACAACAATTTTTAAAATATAGCGTAACTGCACTTAAAGATACTAATAGAATTCCGTTGTATGGTGATTCTAGATTTGGAATGGCAGGAACAATTGAATTAATTACAAACGCTATGCCAGTTACTCGTCAACCAGCAGTATATAAAGACTTTACTGCCGAGATTGATTTAAAAGGCAATCCAATATGGCATAGTAGTGCAATACCTGCAAAGTTCTATGAAGCAGTTAAAACTGAAAACCTATCATTTACAATTCACGTAACTAACTTTATCGGGAACGTTTGGTTAGAAGCTACAGAAAACGATACCATTAACGTAGAAGCATGGAGAAAATCTGCAAGACCTTTTGGAACTTGGGTTAATACCTCTACACCATATACAGGTGATATCCCATTTGCTGCAACTGTACCTGTTGGAAATTACTCTTACTTTAGAGTATCATACGATACACCTACAATGAACGGTATGGCTGCAACTTTTGAAGTTACTAAGAACAGCGGCAATTACAGCGTAAGAATACACACCGGTGGAACTGGTTATGGATACCATTCTATCATTCGTGTGCTAGGTAGCCAATTAGGCGGCGTTGACGGACTTAATGATTTGGTTATTCAAGTTGAAGGTTTAGAAGGCGGTGCATCTAGTTATGCCGTTAGTGCAATTACTACAGTATCTTGGACAGGTACCGCTAGTGACGGCGAAGGCTTCTTTATTGTATCTGGCCAAAATAATGCCGGATTAGTTGACTCTGTTGAAGTAAGTTAAGTATAATAAGGCATGAGCCTTATCATAGATACAATACGAGCATACTTACCTCCTAAAAGGAAACAAACTCCTAGCGGTTGGATCTCATTTAACGCACCTTGTTGTGACGACAAGCGTCAACGTGGCGGCCTAATTTTTAATCAAGGCGATGCAGTATCTTATCATTGCTTCAATTGCGGATTTAAAGCAAGCTGGCAACCTGGTAGACATATTAGTCAAAAAATGAATAAATTGCTTCGCTGGTTCAATATGCCAGACGATGTTATTAGTCAATTACGACTTGAAGCACTTAGGTTAGATGAAAACACAAATACTGAAGTAAGAAATATAATCCCTACGTTTGAAGAAAAAGCATTGCCAGACGGTGCAAAGACTTTAGATGAATGGAGAATGTGGGTTGAATTACAAGGTTGGGAAAACGCTGATCAAGATCTAATTAATGCAATGACATACTTGCAAAACATTAGACATTTAAATCCTTATGCGTTTCCATATTACTGGTCAAGTAAGCTAGGGTATAAAAACAGAATTATTATTCCGTTTTATAAAGATAATAAAATAGTTGGATATACTGCTAGAGCAATTAACGATGCACAACCTAAATACCTAAGTGAGCAGCAACCAGGTTATGTGTTTAATTTAGATAGACAAACACAAGATAGAGAATTCGTAATTGTTTGTGAAGGCCCATTCGATGCGCTAAGTATTGACGGATGTGCGTTACTAGGTGCTGAAATTAAAGACAGTCAAAACTGGCTGTTAAAGCAGCTAGGCAGAGAAATTATTCTAGTACCTGATAGAGACGAAGCAGGAAAAGCAACACTAGAACAAGCAATAGAATATGGTTGGTCAGTTAGTATGCCTAATTGGCCGCCTGGGGTTAAAGACGTAAACGACGCAATGTGTAAATTAGGACGACTTGCAACTTTGTGGCTAATTACTAGTTCAAAGGAATCTAACAGTCTTAAAATACAACTTAGAGCAAAAAAATGGTTTAAGGATACTAATGAAAAAACTGATTGATTTTATTTTAAAACCTTGGCGAATGTGGCAAGAACACAAAGCATTTAAAAAGCGCATGGAAGAATTGCGCAAACGAGATCCTTTTATCTACAAATGATCGAGTGGGGCATAAACGCACTTAATCACGGGTCTAGCCTAGCCGTGTTTAGTAATTGCGACTTAAAATTTTACCAACACAGTACGGCTGATAATATTCCTAGTGAGCATATACGACAAGCACTTAATTGGGGTTCTCCTGATAAGTTATATTGGTATGAACGACCATGGGTTAAGAAGGCTAGACAGATATATGCTGGGCAGTATAAAACAGCATTTGACATGAGTGCAGATGTATTACCTAGTAGATATATTAAAAGAGAACGATTAAATTATGCTCCTATCATTTATACTCCTCATCATGGTAGCCATGCTGCTGCCGGATATTATACTAGCCCTTTTAATCATTGTGCTATTGTGGTACTTGATGCAATAGGCGAGTTTGACTGTGCTAGTATATGGGAAGCAAAGCATGGTGAAATTAAAAAGGTTTGGCACAAAAGTTATCCACATAGCTTAGGATTATTTTATAGTGCATTTACAAAACTAGTAGGACTAGAACCAATTAAACAGGAACACTTATTACAGCAAATGGCTGAACAAGGTGATCCAGATCGCGTTTACTTTGATGTAAAAGAATACATGGGCACACTAGTATATGCCCATAAAAACATGCACCGCGGCATTAATGATTGGCCACACGAAATATATAACTTGCAGGACCAATGTGACATTGCCGCTGCCGTACAAACTGTGTTTACAGAACAAGTAGACATGGTTATGAAGACAGCTAAAAATTTAACAGGAGCAGACTGTTTAGTTTATATGGGCGGTTGTGCTATGAACTCAGCAACCAATAAAGCAGTAGTTGAAGACAAGTTTAAATATCGTTGGAGCTTGCCACAACCGGGTGATCCTAGTAGTGCAATTGGCTCAGTATTATACCATAAGAAATACAGAATAGATTGGCAACACGGCGAAGCCAAACATATAGCAATTAACGTTTAAGAATTATATAATAATAAGATGAAGCAGAATACAGATTACGGATACGAAATACAAAAGTTATATTTAGAAATGATGCTGGCAGATGCAGCAACATTTAGTCGTTGTCAAAGCATCTTTGATCATACATTGTTTGATCGTAAACTTCAAACACCTGCAGAATTTATTAATGAATATGTTAAATCACATTCAGTAATGCCAACTGAAGAGATCATTAATGCAGCATGTGGTAGTGATTTTAAAGTAAGTCACGATTTACGTGAAGAACATTTTGATTGGTTAATGAATGACTTTGAAACGTTTACTAGACACAAAGGCTTAGAGCGAGCAATTCTAGAATCAGCAGACATGCTTGAAAAAGGTGAGTATGGTCCTGTAGAGGAAATGATTAAGAAGGCTGTACAAATTGGTCTAACTCGCGATATGGGTACTGACTACTTTGAAGATCCTAGAGCACGTTTAATGAAGATTAAAGACAAGAACGGGCAAGTTACTACTGGTTGGAAGTCATTAGATGATAAGTTGTTTGGTGGTATGAACCGCGGTGAACTTAACATTTTTGCAGCAGCATCGGGTGGCGGTAAGTCGTTGTTCTTAGCTAATTTAGGTGTTAACTTTGCACTTGCAGGACTTAATGTAGTGTACTTAACATTCGAACTTTCAGAAGAACTTGTAGGTATGCGTGTTGACTCTATGATGACTGGAATCCCAAGTCGCGAAGTGTTTAAGAGTATTGATGACGTTGAAATGAAAGTTAAGATTTTAGGTAAAAAATCTGGGCAGTTTCAAATTAAGTATATGCCATCGGGTAAAACAGCAAACGACATTCGTGCTTACTTAAAAGAATATGAAATTAAAATGGGTCGTAAAGTTGACGTATTGCTAGTTGACTACTTAGACTTGTTAATGCCTATTAGTAAAAAGATTAGTCCAGCAGACTTGTTTATTAAAGATAAGTTTGTATCCGAAGAACTACGTAACTTAGCAATGGAAAAACAATGTATCTTTGTTACTGCGTCACAGTTAAACCGTAGTGCTGTTGAAGAAGTTGAATTCGATCATAGTCACATTTCAGGTGGTTTGTCTAAGATTCAAACTGCTGACAACGTTATTGGTATTTTTACATCAAGGGCTATGCGTGAGCGTGGACGTTATCAAATCCAGCTAATGAAAACACGTAGTTCAAGCGGTGTTGGTATGAAGATTGACTTAGAGTTTAACGTTGATACATTGCGTATTACTGACCTTGCTGAAGAAGATAGCTATGGCAGTGGTAGTCAAAGTGCAGGGTCAAGTCTTTTGGCTAGCATTAAAAATAGACAAACTGTCGAAGTTGATCAAGCAACTGGCGAAATCAATCCAAACAGTCAAGCACCCATCCCTAAAGTAAAAGCCAACGTTGAAAGCTCAAAGTTGAGACAATTACTTAATAATTTACCTCAAGACGACTTGTAATCTGGTTGCAATCTGTTTTTCTAGGTATTATAATAAATACGCATATAATACCTTGGGGAATAAAATGGAACTACATCACATCAAAGACGTTAACGATCCGTTAGCTGGCTTGATAAAAGATGACCCGGTCCGTCCGCATATCCCTCTAGAACAGCGTGTAAACGATCTTGCTGAAATTTTATTATTGAAAGCAGGTGAGGAGGTATTAGCAGCTACATGTATGCAGTTCCTAAAAGACATTCCAGAAGATGAACAAGATCTTTTAGAGTTAGCAGGAACTAAAGATGTTGCAGTATTCTACACAATCTGGAGTTATAAGCCTGGTGCCGGAGCAGAGTTATTAAAGCAAGCAGCGAGTTGGTTACTGAACGAATATAAAGATATTAAGGCAATTGTAACATTAAGCCCACAAACGGAAATGGCAAAACGTTTCCATTTAAAAAACGGAGCAAGTGTCCGTAGGCAAAATGAAACTAGTGTAAACTATCAATATTATAGTAAAGAATAAAAAAGCACTCTTCGGAGTGCTTTTTTTATGCCGGTGGTAGTTGGTTATCCGGAGGTGCTGCTTGTGGTACAGCTTCTGGATTTTCTTCGCCCTCTGGCTTAGGAGCAGGTCTTCTCTTGTCAGTTAAGTAAGGTGCAAACTCATCTACAAACTTGCGAATAGCAGATTCTACGCTATACACTTTCTGTGGAATAGGTTCGCCGTTCTTATCAACTTCCTCTGGATTGTTTTCAATCTCTTCTGCGTGAGCTTTCATACCTTGAACGATATCATACTTTAAGTATGGGAATGTTTCTCTAATACGAGCTACAGGAACGTTGTGATTTAAGTAGTCTTTAAACTCGTGTCCACCATCTCCGTAACCTCTTGGGTTTGCATCAAACTGGAACTTTTGTACAATGTTAGGCTCAGCATCTGCAGGAGCACGCTGATCTTTCAATTTAGGAAGCTTCTTAGGAACCATACCAAACAATGGTTGTTCTTTACTATACATTTCAAAGCGTTCAGCATTATTTTCGTTAGCTGTACAATATAAGCAGCTCTTACCAAATAATACAGCAGCTGATCTGTTTCTTAAAATGTAAATATCGTAATCTTCGTTATCAACAATCTTAATACTACGAGCAGTTGCTCTCCACTTCTTATCAGCGGCAGCTCTTTGTGCAGCTTGTTCAATTTGTTCAAGCACACCTGCGTAGTGTGTAATCATGTAGTTTGCTAAGACTTTAACGCCTTTAAACTTTTGATAATCGTTGTGTTTAGGATCTAAGTACGGTTGACCATCTGGTCTACGACGATTCTTAAGAGCAACGTATTGACTCATAGCCATTGGGTAAACGTCTTCAATGTCTTCCCAAATGTCCATGCCGTTTGAATAGTTAACTGCTAACCAATTAATAAATTGACCATCACGTGCAAATGTAACACCGCGGTAACCTGCACGATCAACAGCTTCAATCTTGTCAACAAACCATTGAGCTACTTGCTCATCTGACATTTTTCTAAACGCATTGCGTTGTGCAGATGGGACAGAAATATCGTCCTTTAGTTGGTCAGCAACGCCTGCAACTAAGTTCTTGTTAGCTAATACTTGCTGTCCGCCCCTAGTTGCTTCGAGAAGTATTGCCGATTCAAATAATTCTCTAAGAAACATGTTACTCCAATGTACCTGCTGCTAGCAAGTTGTCTTTTACTAAGTTAATAAACTCGCTGAATATTGGAACGTTTTGTGCTCCGCGATTCACCAATGCTCTTTTAACTTGTTGTGCTTCCTCTTCAGATTTTCCAGCAGTCATTGTACCAACTGCACGGTCAACTGCTTTCCAATAAACTTCCATTGGTCCGCGATTGTATCTATATTGATAATCGTCAGGGTCAGTATACGTAAAGTCTGGATTTGATGTATCCATTGCTGTTGCTAGTTTTTGTAGTCTTTCACCAGATTTTGCAAGTGCTTGTGCTTGGGAGAAGTTACCAGCTTGGCTCAATCTGCTAGCCTTATTCATAATGTTACCAAGTGCGCGGTTAACCATGTTACCAATGATTGGCTGAATAACTTTAGCAATTTGACCGTTGCTGATTTCGCCTTGAGCATCTTGTGGTTTCATTGCTTGACGAGCAGTTTTAACACCACGATCTGCTGCTTGAATTGCTTTGAAAATCTTAATTGGATAACCAACAAATCCAATACGCTCACCTAAAACGTTTAATAGGTTTGGTGTACCTGTTGTACCTTCTTCACCGCCTGTGCGGTCTGTACGGCCCATGCGATACTTAGCAACTTCTTCATCAACACCTGCACCAGTAGACCATAAAACAGTCCATTGTAACTTAGTGTCTGTAGCAGAGTTATATTCTTTACCTTGGTTTGTACGTCTCTTTTCAAACTCTTGTTTACGAGCTTGGAAATCTTTTGTATTAACTTTAATAGCAGCGCATCCACGTTGACCAACTAAAATTAAGTAGTTGTCATATGATGCTTTGATCATTTGGGAAACGTTTTTAACATCAGTTAATTCTTCGTAATATGGATCAACTGATTCTGATCCTGCACCAAAACGTACACGAGGAGCAACTTTTTCACCGCCTCTTGTTCTGTGACCAGCAGCTAGTTCATGACGCTTGTGCAACGCACTTGCAATCTCTTTACCACCTGGATACTTACTGATCAAGCCACTTAATGTACTAGCTTCACTTAGTACATAATCGATAGCTTCGTCTAGAATGAATTGCACATCTAGTTGGGCTTCACTTTCTTGTAAATTGTCTAGCTTAGAAGTAAGATATCTAAGTTGTTCGCTTAAACTGTTGAATGTCATTTGAGTTTCCTCTTTTAATCTCTTAATTGGTGCACCGTATTCGTCGTGTGTTGGTTCGTCATATTCGTCGTCTCCGTCGTATTCTAAAGCATTGCTCTTAGAATGATCGATTGCTGTTCCTTCTGGATAAGCATAGATGTACCATCCTGCTTGATCGTGAACAACGTGAAAACGTGTATTTTCTGTTTTGTACTCACGCACCTCTGGAGTGTATCCAGGCATGCCATAGCCACTGTAATCAATGTCTAATTCCGGCAATTCTTCTGCATTAGATTTTAACCAACCTAATACTGCTTTAACTTCACGCTCACTGTTAGCCATTGTGCTAATAGTAAGAATATCGTGATGTGGTGTTGATGTAAACATTGAGAATAGGTCTTGACCCATTCCACGGATTTGACGATTTTGGAATCCTGGTAGATTCTTAATACCGTGCCATTTTGGATATACTTGCCCTGCTGCTTGAATGTCTTGACTAATACGTGCTACTTCATGACGTGTAACTGCTGGAACAATGTTAAGTTCTGGCGGTCTTGGTTCAGCATCGTCTTGGTCTAGTCCTGCTAATCTACGTGCTTCTTCATCGCTAATATCGCCTGGACGATCTAAACGGTTCAAGCGGTTAAGCATATCACGCATATGATCTGGGATGTGAGCGTTACCTGCTGCACGGCGAGTTTCGTCACCTGCTGCACGGTTTAATTCTGGGGCACGGTTAGGCTGATCTTGCTGACGTTCTGGACGTCTAGGTTGATCATTTGGACCTGCAGGTAGGTTTGCATCACCCGGCATTTGGGGATTGAAACCTGGGATATTAGGACGCTCTTGGGTAGGGCGTTGAGGACGATTTTCACCGTCTTGTTGGCGTCTACGTTGCGGTTCGTCGTTATTATCGTGTCTAGGCATGCATATTCCTTACTATTGTTTATTTAGCAGTTTTAATCTAATGTTTCTTCAGATTTCAGCGTTGTACTGCCCGCGAACAAACACATTCCATGCTAAACTAATACGTGGTTTATTGCCTGTGTTCTTTTCAACCCAGTGATCTGTTTCGCTAGGGAACATAAAGCAATCACCGGTAACAGGTACTTCTGACCACTGATCTGCGTTCCACATAGTTGTTTCTCTACGCTCTAGATTTACACGGGGCTTTTTATCGTTAAGCCACACAATTTGCCCACCACTATTAGGCTCAGAATCTAAGTAAATTACACCGCTAACAAAGTTGTTAGGATGCCAGTGTCTATGATGGCTTTGTCCAGGCAAGTTACGATTTAACCATGAGCTTGTAACCATTAGCTCGTAATCTTCTTTAATAGCATGTACGCCGTACACATATTCGCAAGTAGCGTCAAAACACAACTTGTTAATTTCTTGAAATTCTGGTCTACGTAAAATAAACTGATCAGCTGAAATTTCATTTTTCTGATTAGCAACCCACTCTATACCGCTTAGGTCAGGCACTTCAAAGTCAAAATGATTTTTGTAAACAGGAGTGCTAAAAAGTGGAGTTATGATTGGCTGATTCATGGTATACCTATAAATAATTTACAATACTTATCGGCCTATGCTTTACCTACCAGAGCATCATGATTTCCAATATATTGCCCGTGCTCCATGGCCCGACCCCCAACCTCAAATTGATTGGGTTGATCAAATTGCTTGTATGGAATATTGGCTAGAACATCACGTGGGTAAACATCATAAGCATTGGGCATGGACAACAGAACAAGATCATCAGACTTGGGAAGCCTGTGTAGCATTTAAATGGGCTAAACACAAAACATTCTTTTTACTTACTTGGACATAGATGATACGATAAGTACTTCTATGATAGAGCCTAGATACTTTAATGAGCCAATTGGTTATTGGTTGTCTAAAATAGACCCCGCATTATTACAACCACTATACGATGAGATTGCAGAGTTTGAACAGCAAGTTCCTCGTGACCAACCACACGGTGTTAACCATAAGTTTGATTTAAAGAAAAGTCGCGATTACATTGCAGACATTGTAGGTCAACATATTGCGCAATACAATTTAGAAAACAATTATCCAAACAGCCTTAACGTATTAAATGAGCCACGCCCATTAAAGTTATACAACTTGTGGGTAAACTTTATGAGCCGTTACCAATACGAACCAATACACGACCACGGTGGTGTAATGAGCTTTGTTATGTGGGTACGTGTTCCTTACACAATGCAAAGTGAAGCAGAAGCAAGACCTTATGTTCCGCCACAGTATAATACATCAGGAGGCTTTGGTTTGCACAGTACTAACAGCATTGGTAGATTACAAAACATTGTGTTGCCAGTAGATAAAACTTGGGAAAATACGCTTTGTGTATTTCCCGCTAGAATGCAACACTCTGTATTTCCATTTTATTCTAGCGACGAGTTACGTGTAAGCATTGCAGGTAACTTCTTTTTTGACGGTAGCAACCAAGGGAAACTAGAATAATGGCAACACAACATTTTGAAGACATAGGCTACGCATTGTACAAATGCAGCCCCGAAGAGTTACAGCCTATATGGGAAGAGATTCAAGCTATTATGACAGACGACACTGGCATTAATAAAATGAACAATGACCTAGCCGGTAACTTACAATACGAATATGAATTGACTAAATCGCGTGATCATATCGAACGCTTAGTAAGTCCTCGCATTTGGGAATACAATAATCAGTTTAACTATCCTAACAACTTAGAAGTATTAACAGAAGCCAAGTTGTTAAAGTTAGATCGCCCTTGGGTTAACATTATGCAAAAGCATGAGTTTAATCCTATGCATAATCATTCAGGTGTAATGAGTTTTGTTATATGGATGCACGTTCCATATACAATGGAAGAAGA